GAGACATAAGTTGATATATAGTATTCAGAGAATGGCAATCGCTAAAGTCTTTGGTAATAATTACACCACCAATAGGATAATCAGTTCCGTAGCAAATACTACTATCTGCGATTAGTGTTTCCATTTTCTTTTGTGATGTTAATTCTAGAGTAGTGTCTAGATATTCCCCATCAATATCAGGGTTATCTTCTGGTTTAGCATATGCGCCGACACCAGCTAACATTTGCAGTTTGCAGTCATCAGTTATATGTAAATCCCCTAATTTAAAATTATTAATATTATTAGGTATGCGAAATTTACTATTTGCTATGCGATTAATACTGTGTTTAGCGTATTTCATAAGGTGTTGTTTGGTATTAATCTGGCATTCTTCTGGGAAGCACATATTAGGTTTGCTTTCATACATATCGCTTTGTGCCATAGATAGTTGGTCTGGATTTTTAATTTGTTTTTCCAAAGCATCAAATGCATTTTGCCATAAGTCCATTGCACGGTCATAATCTGCTTCTATCTTATCTAGAGAACCAATTTTCTTTTTAATATCTGCAACTAATCCACCATAATGCGATTGCATTTCCTGCATTGGGTTATTAGATGCGATTAGGTTAAGATATGGGAATTTGTGGGCTTCAGTTGTACCTAGTTTATCAAATATAATTCCACTAGAATGCAAAGTGTCTTCATCTTCAGAATCGGATTCATATTCCATACTGCAAATATATGCAATTTGTTTATCATTCAGCAAAGTGGCGGAACGTAATATATCTAGAGCAATCTTTCGTACATTATCGGGATAAAGATTTTCTACTTTGCTAAAGAATTCCGTTATATTAGGTACTTTTTCTTTAAAATCAGCGTTTTTTGCCCCGGCTTCCATAGCTTCATCCCATAGTAATTTAACGCTAGTTGGAGTGTATAGTTTACCTAGAAAAGGGTTTTTTTCAATATGTTCTACTGCATTAATTAATTCTGTGCGGGTAGTACATCCTAAATGGGGTGTAATAAGTTTGCCGTCAAATGTTCGCATATTACAACAGCTATAAATTTCAGTACTACAATTGTCAATAAATTTCGCGTTTGGAAACTTACTTTTATGATGGTCAATAAAGCTTTGTGATTTGGCATCAAATGGTAAAGTAGCACTAGAAAATATAGCCCATTTAGGAGCATATTGCATTACTTCCATATTAATTAGTAATTGTTTGTATCCTATGCTATCTATGGGACAATCTGCGTGCATAGTCGGTTCATCGTGTAATAGAATAAACCGATTTCTGGCATTAGTACCTTTTGCTAATATCTTTAATGCGATTTCAGTGGTGCAGATAATAGCACAACGGTCGACTATAGATTTGCAGGTATCACTGTTAGAAAATCGCATATTAATATCAATACAATCCCGGTCAGCGTGTAATTCCTTTAAAGCTTTACTTTTAATGCGTTGAGCGATTTCTGGGTTGCTGGGGTAGAATCTTTTGGCACCAACACCGAATGGTATTCCTGCATGATATAGTAATTGTCCCCAACGGGTAATGACGGGTTGGACGTCGCAGGTTGCGATAACTTGTAAATCACCAAATACGTTGGGGTATCGTTTTCGTAGTTCTTGAACTGCAGTAGCGATGTTGATTATGGTAGATGTCTTACCAGAATTAGTCATAGTACGGTAAAACATAATAAATCCGTTTTTAAGGTTTTCAATGTCCATAATAGTGTTTGATACTATTTTTTGATGTTCGAATGCATCGCGTGATTTTCTGGGTAGATAACAATCAAATTGGCTTCCTAAAATAAGGTCGCTAGCTTGTTCATATAATGCGACACCATTAAATGCATATTGTTTAATTAAAATTTTTTCAATAGCTTTCAAATCATTAATCAATGTATTACTAATAACCATACTTTCAGTAGGGTTCATAGTATTATAACCTAGATAACCTGTATGTTCGCCACTTCCATGAGTGCTTGTAGAAAGTAAACCAATAAAACGTTGAAGGGATACAATAGCACTAAAGGGGATTAGTTTGTCTGTATATTTTTCCTTGTTATATGAAATAAACCAGGTAATGTAAATAAAGCCGATTGCGCGTAATTCTAGGATGTTAGAATGCATTACGCTTTCAGATGGAATTGTAAAGTTGTTCAAATTCAATGATTTAAGGATTGTTGTTAGACGTTCATTAAGTTTTTTCATAGTTGCTTCGAATCGGATAATATCAGTTTTTTTTTCAGTTTTTCTATCTGTTTTTTTATCTGATTTTTTGTTCTTATTGGTTTTATTATCTAGATTGGTAGTTGTGTGTTTATCTAGAATAGGTTCAGTATTTGTATTTAGTAGAAAATTAATATTTTTGCCGTCAATAGTTTTATAATTCATTAATTGTTCACGAATTACTAAATATACTTGTTCACCATAACATCCATAAATTTGTTCATCATTAGTATTACCTGTAATTGTAGCTTTTAATGCGTCAATAACTTGCATATCAAAATCGCTAGGACGTTGTGCCATAATTTCCCACATTTTGCGGATAATATTAGATTTTTCATAATCTTGTTTTCTAGAATTAACTTTAAAATCTTGTTCTTCCATTCTAGCGTATTGTTTAGTGTATTGCTTTTAAATTTAATGTGCGTAATTACTTTGTAATATATTGTAAATGGAATTTCAATTTTTTAAGTTATTATTTGGCACTGATATTCTCTATTCTCTATTCTCTATCTTTGGTAGAAAGTGCTTGTAGTTGTGAATAATTAATATTTGTTGTGATTAGTGATTCAATTGTTGGTAAATGTTCTAATTGTTTTAGTGAATATTTTATCGAGGTGATAATATTTTCCATATTGGTAGCAAAAGTGCATATGTCAGGGTGTTGAATTAGTCCACTGTCAATATTGTTATAAAATGCATTTTCTAATTGTGTTAGTAATGTTTTAATATTTTCGATGTTGCTAGAATGAGTATTCATTGAGGAAGGATAGTATATGTCTATTTCTAGCAATATTTAAGAAATGAAAAAACTAAAAATAACGTAATGAACTAATGTATTGAAATAATAAGTTTTTATATCTCATCATCATTTTCGGTGGATTTATTGGATGTTCGTGTTATAACATTTGATTGTTTTGATTGTTTTGATTGTTTTGATTTATTAGACATTTGATTTGTAATATCACTTGTGATATCTTGTAAGTCTGTAAGTTTTTCATCTTCATCTTCGTCTATGTCTGCATCATCATTAACTGCAAATTGTTCTGGTTTATCGAATAATCCATTAAAACTATATCGCATTTTGGCAATTTTTGTTGCACTTAATCGTGTATCACGTTGTGTTCTATCTATTTTTTTAACAATCTCCTTTTGTTCTTTTAATTTAGCTTCAATTTCATCACAAATTTTGTCTTTATGTTTATGTTCGGTATCAATACCAAAATTTTCTTGTGCAATTTTCTTAATTTCTTTACTACCAACACCTCCTCGATTAGGTGTTTCCTTGCATAAATTAATGTTATGTGGATAAATCATACTTAATTCATTAGATGCACCTTTTATACCGAACTTATATTCTTCTTTACCTTTAAGTGCGTTTTCATCAATAATTTCTCCACTGGTAATTTGTTTAATAACTTTTTTAATATGATCGCATAATTCTGGTTTTTTCATTTCTTGTGCCTGTTGTTCGGTAATACCATAATAGTTAATGGCTAATTCTTTTAATTCGTTCCAAGAATATCCACCTTTACTTTCGCCTTTTTCACAGTCGTCAATATTTTTACCTCTTAATCCGTATGCTTTTTTGCGGTCTTCATCAGTAATTTCTTTACCTTGAATTTTTATTTCGCGAAATTTGTCGTTAATAATTTTGCATAATTCAGGTTTAGTTAATTTAATGTCTTCATCTTTGTATAATTTGCTATATGGTATTTTAAGATATTTTGTTCCAAAATTAACTAGTTGGTCGCGTCCATATCCGCCTTTTGATGGAGTAAAATTGGCATTACAATTATTAGGTATATAATTATCGAGTGTGATTTCGGGTTTGTCTATATCTTGATCTGCGGTAATTGCTTTCTTAGTTTTAACTGGAGGAGGTTGACAATAACCTTTTTGGTGTTTTTTGGTATTAATACCGGTAATACTTAGTTTGCCGTTATACCATTTATTAAGTTGTACATTTTCGAATTTATCTGCAGCACGTAATAAATCACCATCATCAATAATATTTTTTTCATCAACTAACTTATTATTACTATGTTTTTTTGTTTTGCGATTTCGGCTATTTTTAAAGGAATTAGGACGAAGAGGGCACCATTCAAAATTACCTTCATTATCTTTGAAACAATCGTATTTAAGATTGTAAATATTTTCGCCTTCAGGTGATTTTTGTTTTTCCATATGTGGGAAAAGGCATTTACCTTCTTTATATTCTTTACCATCACCTTCAGTATTAATTTGAATTACATTTAATTTAGCATTAGTTTCTTGTATCTTTTCAGGACAATATCCCCATTTATCAGGTTTACGTTGATAATCTATTTTTGTGGGGCACATAACGCCTCCAGTTCTTGGAATACATTGATAAACGAATTTCTTTCTATTTTTTTCAAAGAAAGGAAATTTACATTCACCTAGATTACTATTGGTATCATAAGTGCCTTGTTTGTTAAATGGTGTTGTAAATACTTTATCGTCTAGGAATATGTTTTTAATACTTAAGTCGACTACATCAGGAATAATGGTGTTCATCATTTTTTTGAATTCCTCCATATTAGTGTTTTCTAGAATGGTATAATCATTATTACTGAATATATATTCGTCTTCGTTTGCAAGATATTCACTTAATGTAATATTTTTCTTAAATTTAGAAAAAATACCACTTTCAATAATATTAGCTAATTCATTGGGATTTATAATTATTTCATCTGGGTTTCTAAATATTTTATTACGTGTATTAAATTCTGGTATGAATGAACCATTGATTATTTCACGAGCTTCCAATTTGTTGTTTACAAGGTCATTAGCTAGTAGATAAGCAAAATATTCGAGTTGATTGGTATTCATATCTAGATAACATTGTTTTGTGTCTTCATTTAGGGTACAAAATTTGCTTGTACATTTACCTGCTTTTTTAGTTTTGCTACATACTTTTAGTTTGATTATATTTTGTCTAGGTTTAAATTTATTTTCTTCTTCGTTCTTATTACCATCTTTGGTGTCGTCTTTAGTACCGCCTTTAGTACCGCCTTTAGTACCATTTTTATTAGAAATACGATTTTGCATAATATTAATTATATTATCAATTAGAACATCTATAGTATCTTGAATCTTTATATCATTTTTGTTATAGTCTACTAATTTGGCTACTAATTTAGCTACTAGATTAGTTTTGTATAGTTTATAAGTGTTTTCCTGTAATAAGCGACTAAAATCATATTTGAAATAGTTATATATAAAATCTTTATAAATAGAGTTGCGAATATTAAGTATTTCAGTCATTGGGCTAATTTCTAATTGAAAATCAAAGTATGCAGGACGAAATAGCGTAGGTATGCGTTGGTCATCTATATTTTTCAATTCTCCTTTCTTAATAAGTAATGAAATAATTTCATTCTTTCTGGAGATAGTATATTTTTCGGGTTGAATGGGAACAATTAAATTATTAATGAATTGAATACTATTTATAGTGTTAGATACTTCATCATAAAATATTTTAGATATCTTATAATTATATTGTACTAATTTGTTCTTTAATATAGCAATTGCAGTAGGTTTGGCTGTATCTGTAGTATCACCAATAATAGTGCCTTTAATATTAGTAGTTAGTGTTATATACTGTTCTAGAGGATGCATATCATCTAAATGTAATAGTTTAAATTTCATATTCATTTGTCTTGCATTAATTGCGGTAGGATATATTGGTATTAAGATATTATCGAATGTTTTGTCTAATTTAATGAATTCTATTTGGGTTGTAGTAAAAGCTATTTGATTTATTGATTTGATATCATTATCGTGTAATTCTTTAAGAAAATTTTGAGTTTGTTGTTGGAATTGATATTTGCAAATGTTAGAGTGGATTATTATAAGGCGAATAAGTGCGTTATCACGTTCTTTAGTAAGTTGTAATAGTTTTTTATTAGTTATACGTTTTTCAAAATAATTATATGTGGCATCGGTTATGTTTATTTTAGTTCGTGTAAATATACCTTCCCAAGGAGTATTTTTATGGATATTATTAACGTGAATTACAGGAATGAAATGATATTTATCATCTCTAATTAGGATTACATATTTGGAACGTTGAATATCATTATAAGGATTGCACATCATTTTAGATGCATTTTTATCAAATATTAAAATATTTGCACCATCTTTATTTAACCATTCGATTGGTTTAGAAAATAAATCTAAGAAATGAGTATAATTCTTATATTCATTTTCATTTAATATATGTCCAATATAATTATAAAATGCACTATAAATTTTATATGATATAATTAATTTTTTGATATTTGTTATATCATCAGTGATATCATAAAGTGCTGTGGTGTGTTTGCCATTGTCTTTACTATCTTTATTTATGTTATGTAGTTTGATAGCATTGTTAACATAATTAGTTAACTGTGTATTGTCTTGAATATGATAGTTTAAAAATTCGATATCTTTATATTTCACTTTCTCTAGAATAGAATAATCAATATCTAGAATATTGAAGAATAGTATATAGTTTTTCATAAATGTTGCAAATTTGTCGTAATCATATAATGAATTTGGTAATATATTATTGGATGAATAGATGTCAATTAATTCGCCATTGTTTAGATTAATAAATACTTCTGGAGTAAGTTTATTTGATATAAGACTTTTCAGACCTTGTAAAGACATTCCATAAATAACGGAAAATGTTTCTAGAATATTATCCTTTTTATTCTTATCAACACCAATACGTAAAAATAAATTACTATTATCCATTAATTGTGTTTGATTACGCAAAAATAAGTTTTGATGATTATTTAACATTATGTCTAGATTCTTAGGTAATAATCCACAACGACATTTATCTAAATCGGATATTTCATTGGTAATATATAATAATTCTATACTGCTTGAACATAATAGTGTTTCTTGTTTATCTTGTTGTTTTTTGGGCGAGTGTTTGTCTTCTTTATCAGTATGTTCTTCTTCTTCTAATTTTTGTCTGCATTCTTTATGCCCTGGTGGTTTAAATATTTGTTGTATTTCGCGTTTATTAGGGTCAAAATCTTCTGGTTTTTTCGAACCGCAACAAGGTATGCATAATTTTTGTGGATGGTCTGATGGTGCCATTAAATACGGATATGCTTCTTTTTCAGTCTGCTTTAATAATTCTGGCCATTCTGGATATTTATTAGGATCTTCCCATACAGAACCAGCAGGTTTACGAATAATAACAGTATATTTATCATCTAATTCAATTGTTTTGCGTTGATCTGGTGGAATTGCAATTCCATTAGTATAAGGGCTTTTTAATCCATATTCTATAAATTTTTTTACAGAAATTGGTTTATTAGCTTTATAATCCCATATACGTGGACAGATATAATAATTTCCACGATATTTAATATATCCATTAAAAGCTTCTGGGTCATCATAGCTTTCAATATCTTTTTTAGTTACAATATATGGTTGTTTCATATCTGTTGCCTGACAAGCACGTCCATATTCATATTTTTTCCCACCAATAATATCTGGGTCAAATAATTGTTTATCGAAAACGTCGCGCATTTCATTCATATATTTGGTAAAACTTAGTTTCTTATTTTTGCCGAATATTTTTGCGAGTTCAATATGTTTGTAATCATTATCTTCGTTGGATTTAGATTTGGTTTTATCATCTTGTATTTTTTCAAATTGTATTAATCTTGCTAAATCTTTAATATTTAAATCTTGTGTAGATTTCCTAATATCATTATCAAGTTCTGACTCATCTTTAAGTTTTGAAGGCACATCTAAATCTATATCTATATCTAGATCAAGATTAATATCTAAGTCTAAATCAAAATCAAAGCCAATATCATCTTTTTCACTATCTTTTTCATTTACAACTGATTTATCCGATTTAGAAATACTTTTACCTTTCTTAGTTATGTCTAATAATGAATATTTTGATTTATTACTATCTTCATTAAATGTACCTTTTTCAATATCATGTGCAATATTTGAAAGAATAGATTTTAAATAAAATAGGATTAGTTTTATAGAATGATATTTATCAACATTCTCAAATTTCAAATCTACTGCACCACTACTATCAACTTTAAATTCCACTTCGATTGCGTATAAAAGTGATTCTTGTGATTTTATTGTAATATTATCTAAATTTTCATATATTTTTTTTACTTTATCCTCAGTAATTAAAAATAGTTTCTGACAATTTTTAAATAAGTTATCTAGAAAGACCTTATTTGGTTTATCACCCATTCTCTTAACACTCACACCTAGAAAATTAACAATATTTTCATCACTATAAAATTTATTAACTTGTTTATAAAATATTTTTAATGCAGTAGTACCAGCATTAATATTAGTGCTAACAATAAATTGATGACAAGCACTAAAATATTTCTTAATTCGTGTTAATAGTAATTTTACATCTAATTTGCCATGATTCTTTTTATTTTCATCTATTGTTTGTAATTTGTCAATATCTAAGTGTGCATTCATAATTATATTACCATTTAGTAATGTAGAATAATTAATACTTTCAGAATATTCATTGAATACATTAGAAATATTAGGTTCAATTAGTTTTTTAGCATTAATAATTTTTTTAATATATTTGATTGTTTTAGGCACCAATTTAAGATATTGCATTAATGTATCACTAATTCGCAGATTATTATCATCATCAAAATATACTATAGTGTAGCCATTACTATAGAAATTTATTGTTAATATTATATTTTTGCTAATACGCCATTTATGTTGGATATAATCGCCAGGAACGTTATATTTTGTACTATTTTTAAGAAATTCTGTATTAATTAGTAATTTGTTAATTTCTAGATAGGTGTGATTTAATAAGAAATTTTTATTTAGTTTAATGTATTTAACTTCATCACTGGAAACATATTTAATTACTGGAATATAATATGTTGTTGATAAATTGTTATATAGATTTTTCAAATCATAGGTAATATTTAATTTGTTGCTTAAGGAATCGAATATTATATTGCGACAGAAACAATCATCTATAGTTAGTATGTTATCATTATAAATATTTTTTCTAATAGTGTTTAGTTTAAATTTGGAATATATACTAGAATAGATATCATCGTTTTGTGATGGTGTTAATTTAGTTTCTATTTGAGGAAAATAAAATTCTTGCATATTTTTTGGAAATATTGATTTAACTTCATCAAATGTGATTACAAAATATTCATTATTTATTGTTTTATTAAAGAATGATAAATTTAGACTTAAATTGTCATCTCCTTCAGTATTTATTGTTTGCTCAATAAAAAATTTAATATCTTTTATTAAATATTTTCTATTATCTTTATTAATATCCTTTTCAGCATCCTTTTTGGCATCTGTACTTGTTTTGGTGTGCATTTCTTGTAAATCTGATTGGTTTTCATTACGCAAATTGTTAATAATATAATCTATATTCTGGTATCCATAGTAATAATATTTTGCACCTTCTGAAACATAACTATATTTTATTGTTAATATTGTTGGCATAGAAATAAGTAAATGATAGATATCTTCATTATTAAGACAATCTTCGTATATGTATGTGTCTTTAGTTATAAAACTAACTTCATTGGGGGTGTCTTTATATTTTGCTTGTAATAATGTTTTTAATTTTTTATTAATTTGTTTTTTCGAAAGATATGTAATTTTATATAATCGATTAAAAAAATCTTCATTACTTAGTTCAGTATTATTTTCAAATATGTAATTAAGTAAGTTTATAAAGTGTTTATAATCTAGATTTCTAGAAAACTTGTATAATAATATATTATGTGGTTGGTAATTTGAAATATTTTTACCAATAAATTTACTTAATTTTTCTTTAATTGCTTCATATATTATTATTCTAGCGTGATTAATATTTAGATTTTCTTCTAGATAATGATAAACAAAATATATGTTATAATCTTGTATGTTTCCAAATTTGGTATTATAATGTGGAATGGCTTCCTCTAATTGTTTAATATCTATACTAGTTAATTTTTGCTTTTTTTCTAGCTTTGCTAAAATATTTACTATATTTTCTGGTCTATATCCAACAAAAATAAATTTATTCTCTAATTCACCTTCTTTTATATTTCGTAATACTACTTTTATTATAGTTAGAGAATTCAATGATTTACATACTGTTATATCCTTATCTATCATTTTAGAGTGTATCACTATATTACTATATATTACTATTATAATTTTTATTTTTTCTGACTAGAAAACCTATTATGCTTTTTATTATGCTTTTCATACTTTTATCTCTGCATATTTTAGAAATAAAACACCATAGAAAATATTATAGTTCTTAAAAATGTTTGATATTGTATCTATAATTATTATAATTTCACTTATTCTCATTATTTATAAATATTTTGAACAATCTACTTATGATGTAGTAATGGTTCAATCTAAAATTAATGGAAAATCATATTTGGTTCGTAATTTACCTGATAAACAGGAAGCAGCAGATTTACTAGGTAAATTATCAGTCAAACTAGAAAAATTAGTAAATATTATTAAAACAGAAGGTTATGAAACAATATATTCAAAATACTTAAAAGGTGAAGTAGTTAAAGAAACAACAAATCCTGATAAATATAAAAAAGATTTAATACAAGGTCAAGAAGGTGGAAGTAGCGACAGTCAACAATTAGAAAAACAAGTGAAAAATAAACTAAAAGATGATATCGCCAGATTAGTATCTAATTTTAACCCAGATGCATTTAGTGAAACTACACCCGACGCAAAATATACATCATATTCAGTTAATAAAGGTGAGAAAATAGTTTTCTGTTTACGAGATAAA